TGCGTCTGTGTGTTGCATGTCCGATACGGACCAAGTGCAGGTAATAGCCATTGTTTGTTTCTCCTTTATGGCTGGGGGTTAAGCAAGTGTGGGGATAGAACCCATTTGGTCTATCTTTAAAAATCCACCACTATAAGCGGTGTTGCAGGATACGGTGATCGTTGGTTGAGCCGTCCCACTTCCAGAAATGGTAAATGTGGGGGCCGTTCCAGATGACATCACATCTCTGGCAGTTACATTCCAATTCCCACTTGCGTTATTGCAGGTAAAAATTGTTTTTCTTGCACCAAGATAATCTGTGCATGTTAGTTCAAGAAACGAAGCGTTCCCATTACTTCCAACAGGAAATGTAAACACTTTTCCATTAGGGTTGGTAAACCCACGAGTACGCAATGCACCAGCGTTAATTGCACCATTGACGTATAATCTGGTGCGAATATCGCCTCCGAGTGTGCTGCCGCTAGATTGTGCTATGCTGACAGTATCAGAACCTCCGTCGATAAATAACATATTTGCTTGACCGTTACTCTCAACACGGAAGTCTATGTCAGCAGAAGCTTCATTAAATACCACAGCACCACTGGTAAGTGTCATTTGATTTTCGTTGCCATAACTAAGTGAGCCACCTAAATCACCACGAATAGCAACTTTTACACCACCGCCAGCATTTATCTTATAACCTGAGTCTCTATTAGCCCCGCTACCATCTACAAGCACATAAGGGTCTTCTGTAGTATCAGCAATGTGTAGAGTGCTTGCTGGTGATGCTCCTGCCCCTATGCCAACACGATCAGTAGACGCATCAACAAACAGCATATGGGTGTTGGTGTCACTCTCAACACGGAAGTCGTGATCACCACCGTTTTCATTAATTGTGACACCACCAAAGAACTTACTGAACTTGTTTGAACCAAATACAGCAACTTTACCAGAAGCACCAAAGCCGTCTTGGTATAAATCTTTAATTACAAATTCTGAGTGGCCACCTGACTCTGTGCCACTATACTGAAGACCAATTCGGCCCATCGTGTTACCAACACCATTTGACCAACGTAAACTTGTGGTAGTTCCAGCATTTCCACTAGCAGCCCATGAACCAGGGGTGTCTAGGTTTAATGTATCTCTGCTATTTCCAGAAGCAGTAAGCGTGTGGGTGATATTTAGACCACGTTGTATTCTAATGGGCGCAGAAAGTGAGCCTTCTACAGTTTGAGTATCGGTGGCACTTGCCCAAAAACTTACTTTATCCTCATTAGCATCAACAAAAATAGCGTGACTAACACTGTCACTCTCAACACGGAAGTCGTAGTTGGCTGCGTCTTGATTAACAACCATATCACTAGCATTTATGCTACACTTTCTTACTCCTGACGGTCTTAATTCAATCGCCAATGCGTCTATACCCAACTCATTATACGCAGATGTAGAACGATTAAAGTTTGTGATGCGGTTGAAGTTTGTAGCAAGTTCTGGATGAAACTCTATACCCGATGCTCCATTATTACTTACAACAAGAGGAGATACTGGGTTTGAGGTGTCTATGCCGACAAAATTATTAGCCCCATCTACAAATAGCATATGAGTGTTGCTGTCACTCTCAACCCTAAAATCAGAGGCAAGTCCCGGTTCATTAACAATGACATGGCTGCTAGTGTTCAAAGTTATTCTGCGTTCATTATTTTGAAGTAGATCAACCGTTGCATCGGCTGCAAAGTTCCCCACTTCAATAGGTGACCCTGCGCCATCTCTTCTGCGTCTAACCCCACCCATAACAGTAGAACCGTCACGAATAACCCAACCCGCAATGGTATCAGTGTTGGCTGTGCCATCATTTTGCACAATGCCGTAAGTTGTACCAGATGCGTTGTCGCTATCTATGTGGAGGGTTGAGGCTGGGGCATTTGTGCGAATACCGAGGCGATTGTTTGCCGCATCAACGAAAAGCATATTACTTTCATTGTCACTTTCGACGCGGAAGTCACGATCTAAAGCACCATCGTTAAAAACAACACCACTTGAGTTATCTAAAGACAACATATCAACTTGACTTACAGTGCCACCAGTGTTTGACCCAACACCATATATAAAGCCTAATCTTGAGCCATTAGCTACTATGTAATAGTCATTTGTTTGCCCTGTATCACTAATGCAAATTGAAGGATTTACATTATCCTCAATAAACAAAACGGCCTGTGCATTTGCAAAGCTAACAGGTGACGAAGTGTGAATCCCCACACCATCGTATTGACCCTCTACAAATAAAGTTGCGCTGCTGTTGTTAGTTTCAATACGGAAGTCACGGTCTGCACTATTCTCGTTGAACGTGGAACCCGCGCTTTCGTCGTACACAAAGCTCGCGTTGCCAGAAGCGTCATAGAAGGTAATGTCGCCGCTGCCTTCTATTTGAATACGATCTCGTAAAACACCTGTGCTGTCAGAGCCAATAAATAATAAGTCTGGTGCATCTTTATCCCCACCGCGAACACCTTTAATTTGAAACTTACCCGCGTCAGCAGTCGCAGTACCGTCTTCGTCGTGAAATTCAACGATCCCCAAGCTGTCACCCGCAGCCGTGGTATTCTTTGTTAATTGTATTATTCCAGCATCGTCCACAGTCAGCCCATCGCTGACCAAAGTGCCTGTGATGTCTACACCTGTGCTGGTGGTGGCGAGTTTGTATGTTGAATAAGTGCCTTGATCATAGTAAAGTTGAACTGCGCCATTATTAGCAAAATCAGCCATAGTTTCACTAGCTGTGCTTTTAATAGCAACGTCACCACCTCTTAGCCAAAGGCTTCCTGTGCCTGTGTCATCTACATAACTTCTATTACCATCATGGTAAATCTGTAGGTCAGACCCAGCACCGAAGATGGCTTTGTCATTATCACCGAAGGACACATCTGCCGTTACGGTAGCGCCGCCATCCTTTAGGGTTACGCCATCAATAACCACACCATTAGCAGCAGTCGTTTCAGAAATAGTATCCACAGTAATAGACTGACCAGCAGTAACAATAATGTTATTAGAGCCAGTCGTGTTGCCATTGCCAAGCACCTCGGCAAGTGTATCAACCGTGCCAACCTGTGCATCAACGTAAGCCTTGATTGACTGTTGAGTAGACAACGCAGTGGCGCTGTTAGAGGACATGTCGTCTTCATCCAAGATGCTGCTGACCGCTGTCGACGTACCAATCTTGAGCTTGCTGTCGTCTGTAAGCGTTAACACCGTGGTATAACTGTTTAGGTTTGTACCGGAACCCGCACCCGCAGGCGTAGTCTGGAAGACCATATCCCCGCCAGCCGCGTTACCAGTAGACGCACCCGCTTGGATCGTCAGGTCTGTACCCGCCGCATCCGAACCAGTAGACGCAGATGTTGTAATATCTCCGTTTGCAAGCTCAAGTTTACCAGTCCCGTTGGCGGTAACAATGATGTTTGTATTAACACCGTCTTGAATTTCAATCGAACCAGAGTTCGTACCGCCGTTGGTGTTAAGGGTCAGATCCCCAGTCCCGTTGGTCGTAATAGTAACGTCAGTGTTACTGTCGCCCACACGAACCGTGTCCGCGTCCAACTGTACGTCGCCGTCCCCATTCGGCGCAAGAACCACGTTGCCATTTGTATTCGTAGACGAAAGCGTGTTTCCATCGAGCTTCAGATTATCGACATTAATAACTGTGGCAACCGACGTTACACCAATCGTGACCCCGTCAATCGTGCCGCCGTTAATATCCGCAGAACCAATAGTCGCCGCGTCCAAGCTCAAATCCGCGAACACAGGCGCAACAACCGCAGTAGACGTGCCTGTTCCGCTGAACTTAACAACTACGTCTTTGCCAGCGGGAACAATCAGATCTCGAGCCGAGTTGTACGTCCCTTGAAACAAGATTAAATCACGAGATCCAGACAGGCTGTTGCGCAAGAATACGATCTTCTCCGCATCCGCTGGAGTAAGCTGGTAGTAAACGCTGCCACCTAAATCACCGCCATCTGTAATGATAATCAGGCGATTGCGCCCATCAGATAAAGTTCCATCCGTAATAGGTAAACTGTTAGGGGATCCGCTGGACCCCGTGTCTGTTGCCGTAATTGTGACCAGACCGTCTAGGGCCTGATCCAAAATGTCAAAGTTAAGGTTTGTGGTATCGCCCCATGTACCGGACTGTTCCCCGGTTCCAATCTTTTCAAGGCCGTTATTCGTTGTATATGTACTGGGCATGGTGTTTTCCTATGCTGCTGTTCGGGTCCAACCCGGAGATTGTGTCGGCGTTTCGCCAGACCATCCGGGGGATTGTGTCGGTTGTTCGGGAGTATAGCTTGGATTTTGATTTGGAACAATACGGCTCCACACAAGAACTTTTCCTACCGCTCCTGTGGCAGAAACTCCTGTAACAGGGAACTTGTTTTCAACCGTGATAGTAGGGTCTCCAACTTGTGTTGGAGTTGTGACGCCTGTATCACCCAATATCGTGGTGGTCGAAGAAGCTGAAACAATCGTGCCGTTGTCCACTACTGCTGTAGCAGAGACCCCGGTGTTCCCCAATACCGTGGTAGTAGAAGACCCTGTTATAACCAAAGGATCCGCATTTACCACCGCGGTGGCGGCTACCCCTGTTACGGCAATAGTAGAAGACCCTGTCGTGGTCACTGCGCCTACAGCGCCAGTGCCTGCTACGCCCGTGTCATTAAGAACCGTTGTAGTCGAGCTTCCTGTAACAACCAGAGGATCGCTGTCAACAACCGCCGTTGCTGCTACGCCCGTATTGCCTAAAATTGTCGTAGTTGCCGAGGCCGATATCGTAACCGCACCAACCGCACCAGTAGCCGCAAGACCTGTGGTTGGGGCTAATCCACCTCCGGATACCGTCGTACCGTCGCCAACAACGCCCGTTGCTCCGGGCAACGCATTATCGTTACCCCAAGTACTGGAACCCCACGCTTGCGCAGAAGAGTTCCAGCCCTTAAAGGCTACGATAATATCTGCCATTAGCCTACTCGAATAATGGCGCTAGAAGCATCCGCCGTTGGGAACGTAATGGTGAAATCCCCAGATGTTGAGGTTTTGTCCGCACCAAAGTCCAGAACCACACAAGCATCGTTCGTCGGTGCTGATGCGTCTGAACGATATATAATCGCTCCACGCGCCGTAATCGTAGCGTTTGTAAATGTTTCCGTACTAAAGCTCAAAAACGCAGTAGTTCCGCTGGTCGTAGGGACCTGAGACACAGTGAGTGTACCACCTCCCGCCGCGTATGGGTTGCTCCCAGAACCTGTGTTTGCAACCTCATTGTTGGTGGCGTAAAACTTAACATCCGCGTTCATATCCGTACCGGATGACGCGCCGAAGTTCGTGGGAACCGCGCTGTTCGTGTACAGAGCGATCTTATATACATGTGATGTGCCCGAACTAAAATCAAAATCCCCGTTCAGGAGACCCTGCTTAAAAGTTGTACACATAAAATTACCATTAAAGGCCATTGTGCATCTCCTTATGTGCGTTGTCTTGTGACGGGTCCCTTGCGGTATTCGTCGTTGGTTTCTTGGCCTTCGCCAAGGTTTTTCAAGCGAGCAACAGATTCTTGCATTCTTTGCTCGTATAACTGCATCATCTGAGGCTCACCCTTCATAAAGATATAAGCCTCGACCAACGATCCATATAACAAGGCGAGCTCGGCGTTCTGACTTAACCATGTCGTTCCGCTGTCCGCTCCCGCCGTCAACGACGCTGGTCGGTACAGATAATGTATGTCAACAGTATAGTTCGCATCGGGGGTCGGCGCGAGGATAAAATTGTCGACATCAAATTGCGCATAATACTTAGGTTGGCCCGTCGTTGTCGGGTCCGGAGTGTATGTCTGCACAAAATCCAAATCTTTAAACAATAAGAACTCTGCGTCACCGTTGACATCAAAGCTCAAAGAAAACGGCGCTAGAAAGTCAGAAGGCGCAGCCAAATACTGATTGCCGCTGGTCATGTTGCCAAACTGATTCTTTTGAAACAGATTAAGCGACACGTTCTTTAGTATTCGCTCCTCGGCTAAACGAATGAACAATGGAAGATTGTTGACGAAGGTCGTCTCGTCATTCTCCGTGTAATCCTGAAGAGCCTGCTTCAGTTCGCCATATGTCATACTCATGTTGTCACCGTCACCGTTCCTACCGACCCAACAGCTACTAAGTTGTTTGGCGGATTTATACCATTGTCAGGAGGTCCACCCACAGGGTTCCAACTCCACTGAATATTTCTCTGCTCCGCTAAACCACTCTCTGGACGAGGGTCACGAAGAGCCTGCGGATCAGGATATGCCTTTGGAGGATAAAGCTGCGGGTGCTTGGGCTCCCACTCGTCTGGACCCACAAGCGCACCCGTCCACTCCTTTTTCATGTCTCTCAGTCTATACCGAAAGCCAGAGCGGTCAGATATTCCCCATGCGTTTTTTCCAGACGCGTAAGCCATTATACCCTCATATACCTCATACTAGGCTGCAACTTCAACGGAACTCGATCCTCGTCTTCATCCGCTGCGCGTTGGAACTCCTCTTCGTAAACAGCCTTTAAAAGCTGGATCCGTTCCGGAGTACGCTTCATGGCGATATAATAGGCCAGACCAGCAACCATACAAGGATAGAAACGGAAAGGCATATCAGTAGTGTTGACCAACGCATCGGCGTCCTCGATCCTTTGAAGATAATAATAAATTAACTGATCCGTGGAGTTTTCAGGAGTAGCCCACAGGTTAATTATCGGAGCAATCTGCTTGTTTAACCAATACTGACTGGGCCGACCCTGCGTAGTCTTGTTGGGCAATGTCACATATTCGCCCCTACTAATACGCTCAATCTCGTAATCTGTACCGCCCCGGCGAAGCACCACTTCAAGGACATCAACCACCGAAGTAGCCAACGTCTCAGTAGCTTGACCCTGCGTAAGCGTAATCGTGCCTTCCTTCACCGTCCACAAGTTTATTCCGCGGTTAGCCCAGTCGGCAAACATCAGGTTCAGAGACCGACGTGCCGTCTTGGCATCGTAACCCGTGCGTACTTCTATTCCGCACCGCTCGTATGCTTCCTCGATAATCTCACCGACATCGAGATTGAAGTCTCTTGAACCTGAAGTTGTCATTACATCTCGCCTTTATAAGACCCGCCACGACCAGCCATTACACAACCGCCGTTTTTGTAGCCCTTTTTAACCATGCCGCCGCGCATCATCTTCACAGGACCTCCACGCATCATCTTTACAGGGCCACCGCGCATCATTCCTTTGACGCCGCGTCCCTTTAAAATATCAGCTTGCGTAACTTTACCGTCTCCAGTCATGTCTGGGAAAGGTTTTTTTCCGAGCATTTTATTTTCTCCTATGTCTACGCGCCAGTATGTGGCGCTCGTAATCTTGTGGTTTGTAGTTAGTATAGTACCCTAGTTTTTCTAACTTTGCAGCCGCATTTTCAAGCTCACTCCATCGTTGTATAAACACAATGGCTTCCTGCCGCAAATACGCCAATAACCAAATGTCTATTCCCGCAGACGTAAAGAACCGATTTAACGCCATGCAGTCCTGCTCCAAGCGTTCGTAGTCATGACCGTACTCGTAGTCGTAGATCATCGTAACCTTAAAACCCGTGTTAAAAAACTTAGATGACTCCTGCAAGACATCTAGCCACAGATCGTCCGTTACAAGGATCTTAACTTCTCTGTTTTCAAACGCGGGTAAAGCAAAAGGACAAGCCGCAACCCCGTTGTTGTACACGGTGGGTTTGGATAACTCTTCTGCCCATTCTCGTATCAAAACACTCTTACCAATCCGCCGTTTGCTTTTTTGTTTTTCCAACTAATCCTCTTTGACGATGTCTTTTTCTTAGCCGCCGAAGTACACTGCGCCATAGTTGGACGACAGGCTGGATAACCCTTACGCTTTTCTCCCTTTTGACGACCACAAGGTTTGCCAGTCTTACAATCGACCCAACCCTTTCCATCGTTCTTGGAGAACCATTCTCGTAATGAGTTGCCCTTCTTCTTTGCCATTAGAACGTCCTCGTACTCTTGCGCCTGCTTTCCTCAACGCAACCACAACCAGAGGCAATCATCCCACCGTTCTTGTAACGGTTACGAGCAGGACGTTTAGGGTTGTCTACCGCGGTAATTAAACCCCCATCCGCTGCTTTTTTAGTAGAGTTTCCCCAGTTTGCGGCCCCTACTTTTCGGCACTTTGACAGCGCCCCCGAAGCGTAGGCGCTGGGCCACACCTTGTACCGAGCTTTTACCTTTCGATAACAGGCGTCTTTTTTTGTTTTTGACTTTTTTGCCATTAGTCTTTACCTCTGGAGGCTTGGAAATTTGAAAAGGCATCTGTCCACGACTGATCATAACTTGCTTGCCTTTCTGTTAAACTCTCTACCGCTTGAACTAAATGATCTATCTTAACGTCCATAACTTCTGTTCGCTTATCCACCGTAAGTAGCGTAGAAATAACCCACACGAGACCCGCAGATCCTAGTGTCAATCCTGTGCCCCAAAACAAAAGCTGTACGTTCTTATCCATTCTACTTACCACTGCTTACATGACCAATACTTGGCCTTTAGTTTATCCAACGTACCTTTGTCACAACCGTGCCGCGCACGGAAGGACTTACGGCGTTCAGGGTTTGACTTCTTAATAGTCATATTGGCGTCCCCGAATCTGACGATCTTTTCTTTTCCCTTATCACAGGCTTTCACAACAAACTTCTTGCCGCCAGACTTCTGGCGCTTGGGCTTGTTACATTTCATCTTGGACTTGTCGATCTTAGCCATAACTACTCCACAATTACTGATATAGTGGTGTTAGCAGGAATCGAAGCATACACACCTTTTTTAGCTAATATACCATCCCCGGGGAGAAATATTTCATCCATACCTTGAGAAGTTTCATCAACTCTAAGTAATACCTTTCCTGACGCTTCTGAAGCGTTGTCGTAAAGTACGACATGCCCTGTGGCTCCTGATTCATAGGTCAAAAGCACACCTTGTAGGCGGCAGCGTCGAGTTACCAACGCTGCCGAAGTTTGTGAGTAAAACGATGTTACCTCACTACCAACCATCTCGACACCTACGACAAGATAATCGTGAGTTCGTTTGCCGATCCTGTAAACGCTGAGACATAAACACCGCTACTTGCGATAATGCCATCATCAGGGATGTTCATTACATGATGACCCGTAGGAAACTTTTGCGTAAGCAAAGTATCCCCGCTTGCGCTACCGTTTTTCAACGTAAAAGCACCCGCAGCCGCCGCGTAAATTACAACCTGCCGTAAACGTGATCGAGTCGGACCAACAATCGCTGCCGAGGTTCCTTGAACCCAATTATATGCTGTTACTGGACCAGCCATAAAAGTCTCCTACTAAGGTTGAATAGCCGTATTAAACGCTTGAGCATACATCACTG